ATTGCTAGAACCGCTAGTTTGGTTATACAACGACTGATTACCTATAGCAATCGTATTATCACCACCAGTATAATTAATAGTTTCACCGTCTGGCGCTGCCCCTCGACCAGCATTAGAGCCTATAGCAACTATATAGTTTGAATCATTTGTATTATAACCAGCACTATATCCTATAAAAGTATTTTGTAGGCCGGATGTAAGTCTAAAACCAGTGGAGTTCCCTATACCTACATTATTTGTTCCTGAAGTAAGATTATATAAACCACTGTCACCTATTGCTGTGTTATTACTTGCTGTTGAGCTAGTGAATAAAGACCCTTTACCTATTGCTATAGTTCCTGAAGCAGTAGTTAAAGATTGTGCAGCAGACTTTCCTAAAGCTACGTTGTCTGATCCAGTTGTTGTTGCAGTTAAAGCCGCAGAGCCTACAGCAACATTATCATCTCCAGTAGTTAAAGCTAGTAAAGAAGAAGACCCTATACCTGTATTATTAAATGCAGAAGAGTCTAAAGCTGATCTAGAAGCCGAACCTATGAAAGTGTTACTTGTACCTGTAGGGTATGAACCGTTTAAAGTTACATCGCCTGTTACGTTTAAAGACCCTAACGTACCTACAGAAGTAATTTGAGTTTGAGCTGCATCTACACTAAACTCATTGCCTCCGCTTAAACTTAAACCAGTTCCAGCAGTATAAGTTGTATTTGTATCTGTATCTGTCCAAGGAACATTTACATACATTTTCTCAGAGGCTAACTCTACTGGATAGTTTTTATCATTTTCTACATATCCAATTTTAACTGTACCTAAAGAGGAGCTTGTAGCTACAGAGCCTCCTGTATCTACCCAAGGAACATTTACATACATTTTACCTGCATCTAATTCTACAGGATAATTTTTATTATTTTCTACATATCCAATTTTAACTAAACCTAAAACAGATGAACTAGCTTCAGAATATGTAGTGTTTGTATCTGTATCTGTCCAAGGAACATTTACATACATTTGATCTGAATTCAACTCTACAGGGTAGTTTTTATCATTTTCTACATATCCAATTTTAACTAATCCAGCAGTGCTTGATGTAGCTGTTGAATAGGTTGTATTTGTATCCGTAGAAGAAATAGTACCGTTAGCTGCAATGCTTATATTTGTACCAGCCGTCAACGCAGCAACTACATTATCGGTATCTGTTACGTCTGCACCAGCCTCAATAGCGTCTAATATTAAACCGTCTGCCGATATATCACGACCGTCTACAGTTCCGTCAACTTCAATATTTCCTGATACATCTAATGTTGCTGCGTCTACTTCGCCAGTTAATGTAATGTTTCTAAAGCCTGTTATATCTAAATTTGCATCTACAACAACTGCTTTGCTTGCAGACACTGTACCGGCAGTCACACCATCAATTGTTTCTAACTCAGTTTCACTGATGTCTGCACTGCCAATTACAAAAGATCCGCCAGTAATTGCACCACTTGCACCTATAGTTGTAGCACTAATATTATCGCTAAAAGTTTTAACACCTGCAATACTTTGATTGCCTGTTAGTTTTACAACAGCATTATCATCAGCTTTAGTGCCTACAGTTGTGTTTAAACCTACAATATCAATTCCGTCTACTGTTCCATCTACAACAATATTTCCTGTTACCGTAACACTATCGACATACAAGTCTTTAAAACGTTTAGCAGTTGTACCAATATCTACAGTCCCATCTACATCTGGCTCAAGTACGCCATCTTTAATTGAAAATTGTAGCTCTGCTGCATCACTAGAATTTTTTGCATAGAAATTTATTTGGTCAGTTCCAACAGTAGTTGTAATCTTAGTTAGTAAGTCAGAAGATCCAATAGTAGCAATAACAGGGCCTGAAGTGCCTCCTGAATGATTATGTCCTGTTGAACCATCAAAAGCACTTGTTAAAGCATTAAACTCAAAAGTAAAATCACCCGCTTCAATAGTCTCGCCTGTTACAAAATTCTTTGTCTTTGAATAACCTGTCATTCTTTTATCTCCTGCCTGATGGCACGTAATCTATGAAAAGACCATTAATGCGGTAAGAACCTTTCTGGTCAGAACTACTAATTTTAAAATTTGCTGTATGTCCACTTCCTTGTACGGCTTGTCTCACCATTGGATCGCCTATGCCGCCAAAGGCTCCTTCATCATATAAAGCTTGACCATATACAGAAGGAACAGGAATTGAGGATAGGGGGTAAAACGGTGGCTGAGGGGTATCTGGCGTGTTATAATCGTATTGAACTCGTAACGTAGGAGTCACTGTAGATTCAGGGCTGACTGAAACTTTTACATAATGTAAAGTTTTTAAACTTCCTACATCTCCAAAATCATAAAAGGGCGTGACGTATTTTGATTCTATATCAAACGCAGTACCATTTTCAAAAAAACTAGAGCCTTCATCATGGATATAAATATAGCCATCTTTATCGCCATGATAATATTTTTCTACTCCATTGGTATCAAAACTTGAATCAAACCCATGAGCTTGTATTCCCAATGTTTCTGACCATTGAAAACCATCGTTAGTTAGTGTACCTATGATGCCTTTAGAGTTTTCAATCTGATCCGTTAAACCGGAATAAAATAAACGGTATTGGTTTTTGCTACGTATAACTGCGCTTGTAACTACATAAGAATTTATTACTTTTGCAATATCTGCAAAGATGGGCTGAACTTGGCGACTAATTGAACTTAACTCTACATCACCTATGCGAGCAGTACCTGCAACAGTACGAATACCATCAGGGCTTAGGAATACTAAATCGCCACCTATTTCTTGAATGCTTCCTGATGCAATACAACCTACGTTTTGTGTGATAGGTACAACAGCTTCCCCGTTGTTTACACCAGCCCCCATATTTACAAATTTATGAATGCTGTTTGAGCAGAATATAATTACATCGTCACGGAAGCTTTTTACACCTACTATGTTATCAGCTAATTGTACCGCAGCTCCCGCAGAAAAAGTTTTAGGATCTAAAGCATCACTATAGTATAAAGTATTTCCACTAGCAGCTACTAACCTAGTTTCATGTAAAGTTCCAACAGAAGGCGCTGTATTGTTATCTACTGAAAACGTATGACCATGAAACGTCCTAGAAGTTAAAGCTCCTGTACCTTCAATTTTAAGAATATAAGGAAGGTTATCGCCATCTAATATAATAACTGTACCTTGAGCGCCTGCACCTTCTTCGTATATAAAACTTGTTTGGCCTTGACCTGTTCTATCCTCAAGACTAAGATTAAAAAAATCAGTGTGGTTGTAAGTTTGATTGTTTTGACCATCTCGTGCTACATTAACCCAAGTAGCGCCATCAATTGTAAACATAATGTTTGCACCACTACATACAAGCACACCGCCCGCATAAGCCATGATGCCTTTAATATCATTAGTGCCGTTTGGTCTAGCTGTACCGTAAGGTGTATAGCCGTTTATTCTACGATAGCCTGAGTCTGAATCGACTTCAAAGTTTACAAGCTCCATTGCTACGCCAGCATTTCCAAGCGCAGCAAGCTGATTAGTATTAGTATCTAATCCACCTTGACATACAAAACCAAAAGGTTGGGAAGCAGCCATTAAATAAATCTCACTCTGTCGTCTTTGAAGTATGAAGGTACTGGTTCCATAAGATTAGAACGCATAGAGTCTAATCCTTTTTTATAATCTTCAAGTGCAAATGCAGCTGACTGAGGATTATCTTTAAACTGCCAAATGTAGTAACGTGCCTTAGCAAGAAGAACAGACGTATACATTTCGGGAAAAACTACGTTATCGTTATAATCTGTAAGCTTTGTAGGTAATACCCAAGCTGAAAACCACACTTTATATGCTTTATCGGGGATAGGGCTTAAACCAAATGATCTACCATCTTGGCTGCGGATAACTCTAGAAGGCTCTCCACCCACTGCTTGGTCAGCATTATCTGCATTTTCTGATGCTCTAAAATAATCTTTCCACTCTTCTGTAGTGGTGAATCTTAAATTTTTACTGACGTATGGAGCTGTTTCTCCTGATACGCCTTCTGTTGTTAAATAGAAAGTATTCCAATCTATTGAACTGTAATCTTGTGTTGTGTTTGGACTAAAAACTTTTAACTGATAGAACCTTTGTCCTGCACTTGTCTGTAATGAGACATTCCCCAACATAGGATCGTAATTAGCATTTGCAGGCAAAGGAGCACTTAAAAAAGGCCACTGAGGCTCTTCATTAATAATATCGAAGTAAGCTCGATTAACACAGTCTTTAACATATGCTTGAATACCTACAGCCGTTGAAAAATCACCAACCGCTAAAGGTACTTCATTTAACTCACGAAGAAGTTCATTAGTCAAATCTAAATATGATGTTGCCATTTACTTTTCCTCGGTAGTTTTTTTATCTTTCTTTTTAAAGATTGCATCCCAGTTGTTATCAAAGTTTTTTTTAGCTTCTCCAGTGTATGCCGAGCTATTTACTTTAACTACTCTTCCTATTTTCATACCTACTGGTTTGTTCGGTGAACCTATTACGTTTGACATTTTTTATACCTCTAAAAGATTGAGGGGCTTTTACACCCCTCGCACTTGTATTACATATTAGTCTAGAGTAGACACGTATGCTTTTGCTAATGCTTCGGGTCGTAAAACTTTAGAACCGAAAACATGCAAGCCACGACAGATGTCGCCAAAGCTTGAAGGATCACGAAGAACTTCAGTGTTTACGATAGTCTGAGCAGTAGATACAGCAGACATGTGACCTGCTAATACCTGATTAACTGCTCCGCCTTGAGTAGCAGCAGGACAGTTATTAGACTTATACATTTCAAAGCCACGTAACTTACCAGAGCTTACCAAGCCATTACGGATTGAACCCTGACCAGCGTTAAAGTCTACTGACAACAACTTAGAACCAGACTGGCTTAGTTGCTCGTAGAACCAAGGTGGAGCTACAAAGTAACGGCCTTCTTCTGGAACATTTTGCTCATCAAGAAGACGGGCTAAACGAGCCATAACGTCAAGAGGATCAACGCCTGCACCACCAGCACCACCAATATCAATTGGCTTAGTGCCAGCGTCTGTAGCGTCTAAACCTGCAACATCAGTAGCTGCGTCAGCACCTACAACATTATCAGGTGTTGATGCAGATACACCAGCAAACATCTCTGCTAAGACTGTTGAGTCATACTTATCTTTCAAAGCATAAGCAGCAGATGAAGCAGCTACTTCTTTGAAGTTTACGTGAGACATTTTGCTTTCAATATCATCTACGATGAATTTGAATGCTTTTGCTTTGTCAACAACTAATGTAGTTTCTTGATCAGTCAGCATTGTTTGAGTAACATCTGCTGCACGAGTGTAATCAACAACATCAATTTCTGGCTCTTTGATGATCTTTACAGAATCACCGAAAGATGAGATTTCACCAGCGTAATCAGTGTTAGTGATTGCTTCTACTACTGAAGCTTTACGGAAAAAGTTTTGTACCTTTTTCGAGTAGACTTCTGGTAAGAAAAAAGCATTAGTTTGTCCAGCATCAGCTGAGTTAAAGTTACTGTTTGCGGCATTAGCTGCATTTTCAAAATTAGCCATGAGTTATTACTCCTAAAAAAAGAAAAGTGTGTAATTAACGCACTCGTCCTTCCATGATAGCTTGATCAATTTCTTGCTCATACTTATCATACTGGTCGAGACTAAGCGAATTAATTTCCCGTTGTGTCCAGATCTTAGCTTCATTAGTACCTACGGAAGTAGTTTTTGTAGATACCATGTCCGCTGCTGATCCAGTGGTTTGTGACGCTTTAGTCTTACGTTTACCTTTAGTAGAAATTCCAGATTCTAATTTATAGAGATCAATAGCTTTGATTGCTAGAGCTACATTATCAGGGTTCTCATAGATCCAACCTTGGATTTGCTCCGGTTGTTCTTTTGCCCAATCGTGAAAAGCATCATCGCCTCGAATGTCTTCAAAGTCGGGATGCTTACTACGTAAAGTTTCTTCAGCTTCTCTTCGTGCTATCGTGTTTTCACGTTCTTGGATCATATCCATTTTAGCTTGAAGTGCTTTAGTTTGTTCCTCAGTTTTTAAATGAGCAACAGTCTCTACTGTATCGAAAAGATCAGGATATTGATTTTTAAACTGTTCAAGATCTTCTGCGCTTTTTAACTGGACTTGTGGAGCGTTGCTCTCAGCCGCAGCTTGCAGTTCTAATTCTCGTTGTTTAAAACCAGAAACCTTTTCATCATAATGTTTCTTTAAATCATCGTATCGTTTTTTGTAATTAGTTCTTTGCTTTTTCCCAGTAGCTTCTTCAGGGGCCTCATCTGGGGTAGCCTGTTTGCTTGCTGGTCGTTCAAAGAATACTCCGTCTGCTGTTTCCGTACTTCCTTCATCTGACGTATGCCAAGACTTTTTAGAATTGTAAGGGTTTGCAGTTTCTTCTACTACTTGTTCGTTAGACATATTGTCACACTCCTATTGGGGCTTTTCGTCTTTCAAGGTGGCTGTTAAGTTAGCTAAACACAACAGGGTCTTGAATCAAAAGGTGGCCTCTAGGTTAAAAGTTAGTAAGGGGCTAAATAAATTTAGGTAGCCTTACCGATTATAAAAGACTTGGCATTCGATTAGCAGACATCATTTGTTTTTTAATGTCTCTATTCGTGTTGTCAACTTCAGATGCTCCGTATGTTTTTTCATCTTGGAGTGGATCTTCAGTTAAACCGCCAAATGCTTTTTGTACACGACTGCCTTCATCAAATGCACGTTCTGCCTCATCCATCATAAGTTGGAGGTTTTCTGCGCCTATTGAATCAACAGCCTTTTTGGTGAAAACAAATTCACCGTCCGATAACCTAGCTGGTATCGAATCTGATACTCCAGTACCAATTCCTTCTACGGAACCTTCACCAGAGAATTCTGCTGCAACGTCTAAGACTTTATCAAAGACCATTGCTAATTCTGCGTTGCTTTCCAAAGCTTCTGAAAGCATATCTTGTTCTTCTTCTGTAAGAGCTTC